CCGGGTAAGGACATCCACCTCGCTGGTCGATGGACCCAGCGTGGCGACAATCTTTGTGCTGCGTTGCATGAAGGGTAGCTCCTCGGCTTGGGTAGGGTGCTTAGTGTAAGTTTGTAGTAATTCTACAAATTGTCAAGTATTGTATTTAGTTGATTTTATTGATCTTTTTAACTAGTTAATCCGCGCAACTTTCGTTTGTTACGCACAGTCTTATACACTTCGTCTAACGCTCGCCAACGCAAAGCGCGGTGCGCCTTGCACTCAGAAGCGTCGAAAAATCGTCATCGCAGCTCATTCCATTCGGCATGAAACTATACTACAGGTTTGCTTGAGACAATAAAAAGGGGCGCCTCCGAAGAGCACGCCCCTTTTTCCTACGCTGCTTGTTCAGTCTCTTGCGACGCCAACCAATCGCGCACGGCCTGCGGCTTCCAGCGACGAGACCGACCGAGCATGATCCCTTTCGGAAAAGCCCCTTTCTTGATCCAATTGTCCAGGGTGGCTACGCACACGTTCAAGAACTCGGCGATCTGCTGCCTGTCCATGAGCGCTTCGGGTTTCGGAGGGAGCGTGGTGGCCGTCATTCCAAGCTCTCCGCTGTCGTAACGATGCGGTACGCCAGGATATCGCTACTATCGCCAATACGCAGCCACCTGAACTTCCCCGCGCCTCTCTTGGGGCTCACCGATCCATCCCTGTACATCGCCTGGACGATCAAGTCCCCGTCTACCGGACGTGCGCCACCCTTCCACGCAATCCAGCCGTCCGGCGTTTTCGGGGGCTCCGGCGCGTACTCGGTATCGAGCAGCAATTGCAGGTAGTGGATCGCCTTCTCGACGTCCTGCCGCCCGTTCTTGGCCTTGTGGCGGCACACGTACTTGACTACGTTGCCTTCAAGAAAGCCGAGCTTGTTTTTGGTGATGAACTCGACCGGCTGAATGGGCATGTCCTTGTAGTGGCTTCCGCCGACTTGGGATTCAAGTGCGCTCATACTGGAAAACCTCCCTTTATTTCTGCAAGTTGCGCCAAGTCTTCGGGCTTCGCATCGCGCCACCCCTGGCCACGCAGCCAAGTTGCAAGGCCGTTGGAGTCCAGCGGACCATCCGGCCATGTCGTTTCCACTTGCAGGATGACAACCTGCCGCTTGTTGAACATGCCGCCAATCTCGGCGACGCGAACACGTGTGCGGCCAGTGACTTTGTCGTAGTAACCTCGCATCAACCTTTTCCTTTCATTGCATCCAGCAAAATATCCTGCACCTCGCGCTTGCTGGTCGTGCGCTCGATGACGAGCTCGTCGACCGTATCGCGGGCGATGATGTTGTAGACGTAGACCGGCCTGTCGTAGCCCGCCTGGAACTGGCGAGCCGGGCCTATGCGTTCGAGTATCTGCATTCGCTCTTCCAAGTTCCACCAGTGCGCGAAGTAGACGAGGATGTTGCCCCCGTCCTGCAGATTCAGCCCGTGCCCGCAGCTCGCGGGGTGCGCGAACAACACAGGGATTTCGCCCCGGTTCCATTCCTCGATCGTCTTGGGGTTGGAGTCGAGCACGCGGCCCTTGAGGAAGCGCTTGCGAAGCCTGGCCAGGTCGCTCTTGAAGTGGAACGCGACAAGTACCGGCATGCCGGAGGCTTCCTCGACAATGTCCTCAAGCGCGTCGAGCTTGGCGTCGTGTACCGGTTCCCAATCCTTCGCCTTGGGGTGCTGGTCGCCGTCCGCGTCGGGGTCAAGGTAGATAGCGCCGTTGGCGAGCTGCAGGCATTTGTTCGTCTTCGCTGCGGCGTTGACGGCCTCGGCCGTGCGCTCCGTCTCCGCGAGCTTGATGAACATTTCCTTTTCCATCTGCTTGTAGAACTCCATCGCCTTCTTGCCCAAGTCGACGTACACGGGCACGACGACAGGTTCCTTCAGGTCGATGTAATCGCGCATGTCGATCGTCAAGCAAATATCCGAGAGGCGCTGCTCTATCTCCCCCTGCGTGTGCTCGAAAGGCTTGAGGCCGTAACCCGACCGATCCGTCCGAAACCACCTGTCGCTAAAGTCGCTGTACGAGTTGCCGAGCCGCTTGCCCTGGTCGAGAAACCAAGCTTGCCCCCACAAGTCCTGCAAGCCGTTCGGGCTTGGCGTGCCGGTAAGCTCAATGAAGCGCCGCGTCGCCCCGCCATACACCATCTGCGCAAGGCTCTTGGCACGCTCCGTGCCGCCCCCACAGCGTAGGAACTGCCTGCCGGCGGGACTTGTCTGCACGCTCACGCGAAGGCCCTTTAGCTTGGTACTCTCGTCCGCTACGACCGTTTTGAACGGCCAGCGCGCGCCGAAGTGCTCGACCAGCCAAGGCAACTGTTCATAGTTTATCGTGTAGATATCGGCCGGCCCCTGGACGGCGTGCCGGCGATCCGCGACGCTGCCCACGATGGGCCGCACGCGAAGGTGGTTGAGGTGTGCCCACTTCTGCACCTCATCCGGCCAAGTGGTACGTGCCACGCGAAGCGGCGCGATGATCAGCGCCGGGAACACATCGCCTTCGAGGAAGTCGATTTCGGTGAGCGCGGTAAGCACGGATACTGTCTTGCCCGCCCCCATGCTGGCCCATATCGCACACCGTTGGTTTTCCGCGATGTAGTCAATGATGGGCCGTTGGTATGGGCGCGGCGCGAACTGCTTGGTGCCTGGAGTCATGAATATTTCCTGAGTAGAGCGTCGACGGCCTCGAAGCTGTCGACCACGTAGACGAGCTGGCCGGCCTTGCGCATGCGTTCGTGCTCCCGCAGCTGCGACGGCCGAGGCACTTCGCCTGTGGCCTTGGCTTCAACCCACAGCGTTACGCCCTTCATCAAAACACGATCGGGCGCATCTTTGCGCCCGATCCATCCCACCTTCCGTACCAGCCAGCTTTGCCTTTCGGCCTCGCTGACTAGGTATGCTTCTATTGGTCCTTCACGCATCGCCTCGGCAGCCCGGCTATTGCAGCACGTGTTGCGGGATTGCAGGCGGTTTAGTGTCTATCGTGGTTGGACGGATCGGCATGAGTACCACGAAAGCCGAACAGACATCGTTCATAAGCACCCCCGCGCCTTGCCCGTTGGGCACAAGGTGGGTCTTACCGGGCATTTTGACTTTGTCCGATGCCCATGTGCCCATAGCCTTGTGCGCTCTTGCAAGCAGAGCCGGGTCGTAGCACGCAGCAGAGCCATCTGCCGCTTGAGGGACGACCCTGCGCCACTCCGGGAATTTGCCGTCTACTGGTGCGAATATCTGATTTCCCAAGACATATTTACCATCACCCATGTCCTTGAACTCCACCATACCCGCCTTGCCCTTAACAACTGCCTCGACTGTCTCACGCGGGATGATGATCGGGCTAAAACCGACAGGCCCGGATACATCTTGGATAGCGGCCTTGCCACAAAACATTATGTGCCCGTCCGTAGCAACCAAACGTACGTCCTTTTCGCCCGCTGCCTCTACCAGAACTCCATTGAGGTAATAGCGGATATCGGCCTTCGACGCACAGTGAAGCGCGGCCTTTAGGTGGCGAGTCGCAATTGAAAACATAAGCTCAATCCTTTCTGTATCGGTAAGTGTCAAAGCCCGCCGCCGCAAGTGGCATGTCAGGCGCCCAAGGTGGGTTTGCCGCCATGAGTGCCGCGAGCTGGTCGGCGTTGTATTCGGGTTCGTCCGGTGTCTCCGTCAGCAGCTCGTCATGTACCGACAGGACGATTTCGTACCCTGCTTCCTCGATCGTTGGCATGTTCCATGTCATCACGTCCCGCGCGAAACCCTGCGTTACGTTCTCGACCAGCTTGCCGCCGTAGGTCGATAGCCTTGACCACTTGCGGCTGTACTGGTTGATACCCATGTAATTGATCTTGCCGTCCTCGATCTTCGGCGAGACGTAGCAAAGACTCCGGCCGGAGGGCAGCACGATCCGCAGCCAAGCACCGTCGCGCCGCACCTTGAGCGAGCGGCAGGTAAACGTGCGGCCGGGGTTGTTGATCGCGCAAATAACTTGCGTCTCCAAGTCGCCCCACAGCGACGAGCTGGCCGGATGGGCCGCACGCCACAGGCGTTTGAACGACTCGCAGACGATGAAAGCGCGATCGGACAGGCCCATCGTTCCGCGCCCGAGCGAAGCCTGCCAATCCATGAAGCCTTGCGCTTCCAGCAAGGTATCCTCGGGTACCGAGCGAAACGCCTTGGCGGCCATGTCTTCCAGGTCAATGCTGTATGCAAGCGCGAATGTCAGCCACGCCCCGACGCCGCCCTGGTAACCGAACGCCAATTCCTGCACCTTGCCGATCTGCCGCTGGTCCTTGGCAACATCGTCGGGGTCGATGCCGAACGACTTGGCGTAAGCGAGCTTGTACAAGTCCGGGCCGCAACGGTGATAGTCGCCCTTGCCGTCCGGTATCAGCTCGCCGTTCTCGTCTCGCTGGTAGGTGTCGTACTCACGGAACGCCTGCAGCTTCCAATCCTCGCCCGCAATCTCGGCCAGGCCGCGCCCTTCGATGTTGGACAAGTCGGCAACGACCATTTTCTTGCCCTTTGGCGCCACCAACACGCCGCGGAGCGCGTTGCTCGTCAAGTCCATCACGTTGTCGTAGAGCAAGTCCTCGCAGTCGGCCTTGATCGCCGCGATGCCGTCCTCGATATCGTCCGCGTCCATCGTCGGGCGCGGCAGGTTTTGCGGCTGGAACAGGCGACCGGCGAAACGGCCGGTACGCGAGGCCCCGCAGAACTGCAGCAGCCCCCGCAAGCGGCCATCCTTGCTGACGCCGTTGACGACTCGCTTGTACTTGCTCGTGCTGGTCTTACATGCCTGCAGCCGGATTTCGAGCAGCTGGCGCAGCTCAAGCGGCAAATCCTCGTCTGCGATGCGACGCTCCAAGGTGCTGATCTGCAAGTCGGGCAGACCAACTCCGTACGCTTCAAGGATGTGCTTGAGCAGCTTGTCGCGCTGCGTAGCGGCCTCGACCGCCCCGTCCGTACGCTCCCTGGCTTCCGTAGCCAGGCGCTCTTGCTCGCGGTTTGCGGCGCGAATGGCCGCATGCGCCAGGTCAAGGTCAACACAGACGCC